AACTTATACCATGTACCACTACCAGAATCAGTCCTTTCTATGGTTCCCCCTCCATAAATACCCGGATAATCTCCGCTACTAACAGAGGTTGAAAGCCCTGTAAAGGTTCTTTCAGCGGCTGCTGTTACACTCCCGATAGTTTCAAAATCTCTGGATGTTAAAAAGTTTCCAGAAACAACATGGAAGGTAGCGGCTTGTACCCCTACGCCGTCTGTTGCGAACCAAAATTTCCATGTATCCAGTATTCCTGTTCCACTAGAGGGGGAATTTTTATCAACAACAGTATTTGCTATATTAAATGAAGAAGCTCTGTCTATTACGCTGTTTCCAATCGTAATACTCTGCGCAATAACAAACTTGGCCTTGCCGTTGGCCGGCAGTACCAAGCCCGGGCCTCCCAGCCTCTGGTTGATATAGGCTTTAGCCTGGGCGTCAAAGGTATTAGTCTTAGCGCGGGAAAGCGTGGTTTTGTCTCTGGCGTAGGGACTTATCAGATGCGCGGATAGGTGCGGATGTTCTGGTGTGGACGCGGCGGCCATGATGCTGTCTATAGTTGCCAGCACGTCCGGCGTGTAAACGTCTTTAATAAACTCGTTCAGGAGTTTGGCGGTAACGTTCTCATCCACGCCTATAAAGACGGACAGGCAGGGATTAACCCGCTCCAGCTTCGGCAAGGAAAGCAGCCACCGTTTATAATCTTCCTCGTCTACCGGCTGCCCGTTATCCATTACGCCGGGGTAACTGCCTTTAGAAGTGTCCGGCACCCACACGTGATTACGGGCATAGGACTGCTCACCGGGGACGGGGTATAGATCCCAGCGTCCTTTTAACTGGCCTTTTTTGAGGTTTAGTCCAGATGGTTCGTAAATAATTTCAGGCATTAACTTAAATACCTCTTGCTGTAGCCAACGTTAGCCACGCCGTGGAAACCCGTTACCGTTATGGAGTTGGTCACCGCCGCTACCAGCCTGGGGAAGGGGGTACCGGGGACCGTCAGCATGTCTTCCGTGCCGTTAAGTTTTACCGTGCCTGCTGCAGTATCGAACTCTAAAACGTCCGCGTTCACCAGATCGCCCGTCCATTGCGTGGTCTCGCCGGTGTTGTTGTTGGTGATGATCACGGTGGCCGCGGTCAGGGTGGCGTCTGCCGTTAACGTGTACACGGGCCACACGGGCGCGGTGCCGGCCACAACCTCGTTAAAGGTCTGGGGGTCCGTGGTGATGGTGTGGTTACTCGATGTTGCCGTGTTATCAAAGGCGTTGGGATCGGAGGCGGTAAAGGTTATCGTCCCTTCCCACGTCGTGGCGGTGTTATCGGTCTCCTGTAAAACGCCGTTATGCGCCAGCCAGTAGCGGTCGGTTTTGGAATCTATTTTCAGCGCCAGGTCAACTTCGGTATCGATGGCCGCCCGGATGCTATCGAGGTAGGTACAAAGGGTGGCATAATCCGCCGCGGCAATCACCACATCCAGCGTGATCTCTTTTGCCGGCCGGACACTGGCGCCCACCACGGCCTTGCTTTTAAGCTGATAGACCGCCGTTTCCCGGCTAAAGTCATCCAGGTTATGGGTGCGGACCGTCAGCCCGTAGGTGCTCATATCGATGCTGTTAAAACTGAAACTGTTAGCCATTTCTCAACCCCTTTAGCCGTGATTGCTCGCGGGATATCGCCTTGGCCAGCTTCTGGATGTCTTGCTCTTCCCTGATCACGGGGTTGTTGATGTTGATGGTGACGCCGCCGGAAGAACCCGGCGCATTGCCGTCCGGGTACCGGACTATTTCTTTAACGCCTGCACCTACTCTAAAGAGCCCCGGACCTTCCACGATACCGCCGGTGTCTTTAACAGGGGGGGGAAATAGTTGTCCCTGTGTATTAGCGCTGGGATTGACGTTCCATATGTCTAACCCTTTGAGAAAATCTTCCGGGACGGGTGAGCCGGGGCTTTCTGGTATATTCCAGATATTAGGGAGAGGTTCGTTGATTATTATTCCCTTTAAGAGATCTATCCGTTCCTGAATTAACCGGTTCTTCTCCTCTTCCAGGAATATTTGCTGCTCCAGTTGGTACGTCTCGTTTTCTACCAGGAGCTTGATTTCCGCCATCCGGTCTTCATATCCCTGCGCTTTAGCGGTGAGCCCGTCCACGACCGTCTGTTGGGTGGTAAGTAAAGTGTTTTGGTTTTCCAGTTCCGTTTTTGCGGCGGTTAATCCCAAGGTTAATTCACCGG